ATGCCCGCCTTATGGTGATTTGGAAGTGTATTCCGACAATCCTAACGATTTATCAAACATGGAATGGCACACTTTCATTGCCGCATACAAGCGGATAATTTTGCGTTCTGTGCAAAAAATGAAAGATGATACGTTTGCGTGTTTTGTTGTTGGTGACTTTCGGGATAAAAAAGGTTTTTACCGTAATTTTGTAAGCGAAACAATTGGTGCTTTTGAAGAAGCTGGGGCAAAGTTGTACAACGAAGCGATTCTTGCTACAAGCATTGGAAGTGCTTCAATGCGGGTTACAAAGCAATTTGAATCGGGACGCAAAATGGCTAAAACACATCAAAATGTGTTGGTGTTTTGCAAAGGTGATTGGCGGGTCGCCACATCAAAAATAAATTATTCCGAATTGATTGATGGGCGGTAATATGTACTACTACCAATTTAATATCGGTGACTACGCTAGTCATACGCAACGCCTTTCCCTACTTGAAGATTTGGCATACCGAAGGCTTTTAGACGAATACTATTTGCATGAACGTCCGTTGAACACCGGTTTAACGTCCGTTGCACGGCAAATAGGAATGCGTGAACATGAAAACGAAGTTCAATTTGTCCTTGAATCGTTTTTTCATTTGACCGATCATGGTTGGATAAACGTAAGGGCCGACAAGGAAATTGCCCATTTCAAAGGGAAAATTGAACAAGCGTCAAAGGCTGGCAAAGCATCCGCTGAACGCAGGAGCAACGCCCGTTCAACGGACGTTCAACCAACCAATAACCAAGAACCAATAACCAATAAACATAAACCAATTAAGAATACAGTCGCCCCGCCTAACGGCGTGACGGATTCGGTTTGGCAGGATTGGCTAAGTTTGCGTAAAGCAAAACGCGCAGCCGTGACCCAGACCGCCATTGATGGCATAGCACGGGAAGCCAGCAAAGCAGGGGTAAGCCTACAAGTGGCACTTGAAACTTGTTGCGCTAGGGGTTGGACGGGGTTTAAAGCCGATTGGCTGAAAGACAAAGGCGAACAAAAATCTTTTGCCGAAAAGGACTACGATTTCAAACGGGCTAGGTGGGAAGCAATGACCGGAAGAACGCAAGGCGAAGAAATGAAACCATTTTTGGAGTTAGAAGATGACACAACCAATTGATCGTTTGTTCGAAAGACTTTCCATGACATACGGCATTGCGTGGGACAATTCGCTAGGGTCGGCTCCTTTGAACGAAATCAAGTCACATTGGATGCATGAACTATTGGGATTTTTGAAAAGCAAGGAATCCATGATGTCTATTTCTTGGGCGCTTGACCATCTTCCCGAAAGACCGCCAAACTTGGTGCAATTTAAAAACTTATGCTACCAAGCACCAGCGGTGGAAAAGCCGCAATTGCCCAGCCCACCGGCTGACCCCGAACGTGTAAAACAAGAGTTGGCAAAAATTACGCCCTTTCGGATGGGGCCAGGCGTAGACCCAAAGGCATGGGCGCACAAAATTTTGAAAGATTATGCAGATGGCGTTAAAAGGCCGGTAGCAGTTGTTCAAATGGCGCGTGATGCGTTGAGGATGTCGGCATGAGACGTGCAGCAAGGGTGGACGCAAATCAAGATCAAGTGATAACGGCATTACGAGCCGCTGGCGCTTACGTTTGGATAATTGGCTTGCCGGTTGACCTACTTGTTGGCTATCGGGGACACACCATGTTGATGGAAGTCAAAACCGGCCCTAAAAAGCCTTTAACGGCCCTACAGCACGATTTTTTTGAAAATTGGACGGGTGGTACGTTGGCACGGGTTGACGGGCCGGAAGCGGCTTTATCGACTTTAAGGGTTATAGATGCGAAGTAACGAACAAAACCGCTTAATGTGGGCAAACTTGACCGACATTGCCGAACAAGTGGATTGGTACGGCAACAAATTGCATAAGGAAGAATGGAAGGATGTGCTAACTGCCGCCTTAAAGCAGCAGAAAGTTGTGCCTGGCATCGAGGGTGGGTTTGTGGTCTTGGGCGCTAGAACAAGCAATATGACCGTAGCAGAAATGACCGAAATGATAGAACTATCAACGGCATTTGGGACGCAACAAGGGGTAAAGTTCCGTGCAATTCCCGAAACATAAGTACGTCCGGTCTAAGGCGTTGCTTGAAGCGTGTCGGACAATAGCTTGCCAACATTGCGGCGCGGAAGATGGGACGGTGTGCGCGGCGCACATAAATTGGGGCGGCGGCAAGGGAAAAGCGGTCAAAGCGGATGACAACCTGGTTGCCAGCTTGTGCTTTACTTGCCATGCCGCCCTAGACCAAGGCGCGGACATGGACAAAGAAGAACGGCAAGATTTATGGTTCAAAGCCCATCACCGGACGGTTTTGCTTCTATTGGCGACCCGTAAATGGCCCGCTAAAGTGCCAATTTCGGAAATAACCGATGCATTTGCCCCAAATCTTTGATATAGTGCCACTATGAACGAAGAAGTTTCACAATTTGTTGCGACCTTATTCCATGCGGGAACGATTACGCATTTTCAGCATTTGCAGACAAAAGAGTACAGCGTTCACAAGGCATTGGGCAAGTTTTACCCAAAAATCGTTGATCTTGCGGACGGATTAGCGGAAAGCTACCAAGGCCGGTATGCGACCAGGATGCAAAAATTCCCCGATGAATTGCACGAACCCAAAGAATCGCCAACCGAATATTTGACCAAATTAAAAGAATTTGTCCAAGAAGCCCGTGGCGAAATCCCGCAAGACACCGAACTGCAAAACATTGTTGACGAAATCGCCGACCTGATAAATTCAACCCTGTATCTTTTAACCTTGAAATAGGAAAAATCATGGAAAATGGAAAATATGGTACTACTTGCAAACTTCCCGCCAGCGTGAACATGGCAATGGAGCGTGGAAGCGCAAGCAAGAACATTCCCGTGGCCCAAAGCAATCAATGCGGCTCGGACAAAAAATTTGATAGCGGCAAGACTAGCGGTGTGGCGTATGTCCATAACCGCAAATGCTCTCAATAAGCGTAAACCCATACCGTCCGACAACGGTAGGGCTTACTAACCAAGCAAAAATGGAGGTTTTGAATGGCTACGGAAGATTTTAGATGCGGAAATTGCGAATATTTTGCAAACCGGCAAATCATGGGTATTTGTAGGCTTTACCCTACGCAACAGAACAAGCACGAATCGGATTGGTGTGGGCAACACAAGCCAAGCCAACCCAAAATTCGCGCTTTGCCGGTCTACGACATAATGACCGATGAAACACGGGACGTAGTTATGCCCCGCCTAAAACGCAAATATACAAAGAAATCCGATGTTTAAGCCGCTAAATGATCGGGTAGTGATCCGGCCCAAGACACGGCATTTGTCGGACATCATCTACATTAACAACAAAGAACCCTTTAACGAAGGCACAATTGTGGCGGTTGGCCCCAAGGTGCGGGAAGCCCAAGTGGGGGACTTTGTGAAGTACGGGAACGGGGATTACCTTAATTGGCCCGTTCACCGTGTGGATGACCAGGATTACCAAATTATCCAAGAAGCGGACATTTGCGCCGTTGTGGAAGTGTGATTAAAATAAACCCTGTGCCACTATTGGCCTAACCCTGAAGGAACTAACCATGTCTAATTCCGTTGCTATTGGCGTTGCATACAGCGACCCCGAATTCACTACTTGTTACGCATCCCAAGAAATCGGTTATGCCGCCGCCGGTCAAGGCGCGGTCACTCAAATTACTAGCAAAGCAACTGGCGTAACGCTGAACAAATCTGCTGGTCGCATCACAATGGACACCGCTGCGCTGGCTGGCGGTGCTGCCGTTTCGTTCATCTTGACCAACAGCACAATCTCAATCAACGACACAATCATTGTGAACATTTCTAGTAACACTACTGGTAGCGCCGCCGGTGCTTATACCACTTATGTTTCTTACCTAGCTGCCGGTTCTGCCTTAATTACCTTGCGTAACTTGACCGCTTCTACTTCTTATTCCGAAGCCGTAATCATCAACTTTTCCATCATCCACGGTGCATCGTAATGCCGTTGATTAAGTCAATGACCCCTAAGGCAATGGGAAAGAACATTGCCAAGGAAATGGAAGCCGGTAAGCCCCAAAAGCAAGCCGTGGCGATTGCTTATGCCGTGAAGCGTGAAGCGGAAAAAAAGGCCGCTAAGAAGAAAAAATGAAGCACGACAAGCCAATTCCGCACAAGACCACGGGGAAGGGTAAAACCTACAACCCCACGGACAAAGGCGCGGGAATGACCGCTAAAGGCCGTGCGGAGTACAACGCTAAGAACAACGCCAATCTAAAGCCGCCCGCCCCGAATCCAAAGACGAAAGCGGATGCGGGACGCAAGGCTAGTTTTTGTGCGCGAATGGAAGGTGTGGTTAAAAACGCCAAAGGGCCAGCGGAACGGGCCAAGGCATCACTTAAAAGTTGGAACTGCTAATGGCTACTAAACCTGGGCTTTATGCCAATATCCACAAAAAACAAGAACGTATTGAACGCCAAAAGGCCAAAGGCGGCAAGGTAGAACGTATGCGTAGCCCTGGCGCTAAAGGCGCACCTACGGCGGCGGCATTCAAGCAATCGGCTAAGACCGCTAAGAAGTGACCTATGCCAACCCTTGCGGACATTTATAGCGCCATTAACACGGCAAAGCGCAAGGGGTCGGACTTTTTGCAAAACCCTGGCATAAGCTTTCAACAAATGTTGGGCGATGCTAACGATAGGGCGCGTCAGTTTAATCAAGCCACGGCTAACGCTACAAATGCCACGTTGCAATCAGGAAGTTTTAACAATCCTGAAAGCATGGCCCTAGCACAGCAAATAGCGGAAGGGTACAACCCTGCTGGAATGGTTGGCAAAATGGGCTATGGAATGGCGCATAGACCAATGAGCGTTGAAAGTGGTGCGGCTAGGCTACATGATCTAACAACGGCATTTGATAACACAATTTACGGAAAAGAAGCAATCCAAAATTATGGAACTGGCGCACCCGCTTTAGATCGTGAAGCGGTTAGGATTTTTCAACAAGTTAGAAACAAACCCGATGCAATGGTGACCGTTTACCGTGCGGTTCCAAAAGATGCCAATCAAATGGGAATTAACCCAGGGGATTGGATTTCGGTAAGCAAACAATACGCAATGGAACATGGTGAAGGTTCTTTGGGTGGGAATTACAAAATTGTTTCCCAAAAGGTTCCAGCGGCACACATAACAACAAACGCCGATTCAATTTTGGAACAAGGCTATTACCCGTGAAAGCCGTTTAAATGACTGAAACACCCGAAAAACGTCCGGTAGGTAGACCAACCCTTTATGACCCCGCACTATGCGATAAGGTCATAGAGTTGGGCAAACTCGGAAAAAGCGTAGAACAAATAGCTTCTATATTAGGGTTTTCCCTTAGAACATTTTACATTTGGCGTGATGCCCATGAAGAATTTTTACACGCTATGGAGGACGCTAAACAATATGAACAATATTGGTGGGAAGAACAAGCCCAAGCGTACCTAGTGGAAAACCGCGATTCGGACAAAATCAACACAACAATGTGGTCACGGTCTATGGCATCCCGATTCCCCAAGAAGTATCGGGAAAGCACTAAGCAAGAAATCACGGGGGCCGATGGTGTGCCTTTGATTAGCGGGATTACGGTCACGTTTGTAAAGCCCAATGAGTGATGTCCAGGCCGCGATAGCTAATGCGGAATTTCCTGTCAAGCTAGAAGGCTTGTTTAAAAAGTCACGTTACAAGGTTCTTTATGGTGGACGGGGCGGGGCTAAGTCTTGGGGCGTAGCTAGGGCATTGTTAATCCTTGGCGCTAAAAGCCCGATGCGTATCCTTTGTGCGCGGGAATTCATGACTTCCATGCGGGATTCGGTTCACAAGCTGCTGTGCGACCAGATCGAGGCGCTTGGCCTTTTAGGGTTTTACGAAATAACCCAAGCAAGCATTCGGGGTAAGAACGGGACGGAATTTGCCTTTGCCGGTCTAAAGAACAACATTGCCAACATCAAATCCTATGAAGGCGTGGACATTTGTTGGGTGGAAGAAGCCCAAACGGTTAGCCGGTTGTCTTGGAACGTCCTAATCCCTACTATCCGCAAAGAGGCAAGCGAGATATGGGTTTCGTTTAATCCCGAATTAGAAACGGACGAAACTTATCAACGCTTTGTAGCCAAACCGCCTGAAGATTGCATCCAAATCAAAGTTAATTGGTCGGATAACCCTTGGTTTCCCGAAACCCTACGGCTAGAAAAGGATGCGCTAAAAGAACGGGACGAAGAAGCGTATAACCAGGTGTGGGAAGGGTTGTGCCGCCAAACGGTGGACGGGGCTATCTTTGCCAAAGAAATGCAGCAAGCGGAAAAGGACGGGCGCATTACCCGTGTAGCTTATGACGCTACTAAGCCGGTTCATGCGGTGTTTGACTTGGGTTGGTCGGATAGCACAGCAATATGGTTCTTGCAGTTTGTGGGCATGGAAACCCGCCTAATCCGGTACATTGAGGACAATCAAAAGACGATTTCCTATTACATGGCAACCATGCAAACCTTTGGTTACGTCTACGACACCATTTGGCTACCGCATGATGCAGAAAATAAGACCTTGGCGGCGGCGGGCCGGAGCATCAACGACATTGTGCGGGCGGCGGGGTACAAAACCAATATTTTGCCCAAAGTGCCGATTGTGGATTCCATCAACGCCGCACGGACAATATTCCCTTCCTGTTGGTTTGACCGCGAACACGCCGCAGATGGGATTACTTGCCTTAGACACTACCGGTACGAAGTTGACCCCGACACGGGGCAATTTAGCCGAAATCCGCTTCACGACCACTATTCCCACGGCGCGGACGCTTTCCGTTATATTGCGCTTATGATAAAAGAACCGGTAAAGCGTAAGAAACAAGCCCTGACCGCCACGGTTGGCAATTGGATGGGTTAGTGGGATAATTGAAAAAAAGGGCTAACTATGGCTGACTATCAAGCACAAAATTCAAAAGGCGATGGGCGCATTAACGATGCCATTAAGTTTTGGCGGCTAGTTAATGAAGCGGATTCAACCAACCGCGCCGAAGCGTTGCAGGACGTAAAGTTTGCAGCCGGTGACCAATGGCCCGTGGAAATCCAAAATAGCCGTAACGTTGAAGCCCGTCCGTGCCTGACCATCAACAAGATTGATGCGTACATTCGGCAAGTGACCAACCAGCAGCGCCAGCAACGCCCACGCATCAAGGTTCATGCGGTCAACAACCTAGCGGATTACAAGGTTGCCCAAACTATTGAAGGCATTTGCCGCCATATCGAAGTTAATTCCAACGCCGATACCGCCTACGACACCGCCTTTGATTACGCCGTGCGGATGGGTTGGGGCTATTGGCGTGTCAATACGCGATACACAAGTGAAGATTCTTTCGATCAAGAAATCTACATTGACACCATTGACAATCCCTTTACCGTTTACTTTGACCCTAATTCCGTCTTACCCGATGGGTCGGATGCCGAACGATGCCTAATCACCACGGTGATGGATAAGAAGGTATTCCGCGAACATTACCCCAATGCGGACGATGGCGCTAACTTCCAACAACGGTCAACCGGCGATGACACCGCTAGTTGGATCACGAAGGAAGATATACGCATTGCCGAGTTTTTCTACATTGAACGGGAAAAGGCTAGGCTTTATCTTTTAAGCGATGGGTCGCGCCACTTTGCCGATTCGGAATCGTTCTTTGAACGGGTGGACGCTGCGGGGCTTACGGTCATTGACGAACGGGAATCGTTCCGCAAGGCCGTTAAATGGGTCAAGATGACCGCAATGGAAATCTTAGAAGAAAAGACATGGGCGGGTAAATATATCCCCGTTGTTCCTTGTTACGGCGCACAAGTTATTGTGGACGATAAGCGTAAAAAATATGGCCTGGTGCGGTTTGCCAAAGACCCACAGCGGATGTATAACTTTTGGCGCACATCCATGACGGAAAGCATTGCGCTTGCGCCTAAAGCCAAGTGGTTGCTTGCCGAAGGCCAGGACGAAGGCCATGAAAACGAATGGGCATTAGCTAACATTAAGTCAAGCCCCGTCCTACGCTACAAGCAAAAAGACATTGAAGGCGTACCGGCCCCTGTGCCTACACGGTTGCAACCCGAACCGCCGCCAATGGGCATTATGGAGGCAGCAGCCGCTATTTCTGCCGACTTGCAGATGGTCTTGGGCATCATGGATCCCAATCAATTGCCAAGCGGAAACATTAGCGGTAAGGCATTGGCGGGACAACAAAACCAAGTTGACTTGTCTAACTTCCACTTTTACGACAACATGACCCGTTCCATTCGGCATACGGGCAAAATCATTTTGGACTTAGTGCCAAAGATTTACGATACCCAAAGGGTAATGCGGATTATTGGTGCGGATGGTCAACCAAGCATGGAAACCATTAACCAACGCCAAACCGGTGATGATGGCATCGAAGCCGTGCTAAATGACGTAACCGTGGGCGAATATGACGTTGTAATGGATACCGGCCCTGGCTTTATGACCCGCCGCCAACAAGCCGTAGATGCCATGATGCCGCTAATGGCAAAGCCCGAATTGTTTAACGTTGCCGGTGATTTGGTGTTTAGGAACATGGACTTCCCTGGCGCTGACATTATTGCCGACCGCCTTGCCGCCATGAATCCGTTGTCCCAACTTGACGAAAAATCGGATATACCGCCGCAAGTGCAAATGCAATTGGCGCAAGCTAAGAAAACCGTCCAGGATATGCAAAACCAAATGGCGGCAATGCAATTGGCTATGAAACAACGTGCGGACATTGAAGGCGTTAAGCAAGAAGCAGAAACCAAGCGCGAACTTATGCGCCAAGTTGCAAGGGCGCATAACACCGAAACAATGGCGGAAGTTAAGGTTAACGACCAAAATACCCGCGCTATTACTAGCCAAAACAAGACGGAAATTGAGGCAATTGTTGATTTATTGTTGCACCGCATGGACACAAGCCGCCTAACTCAAGAAATTGACCGTAGGAACGCCGAACAACAACAATATGCCCAATTTGCACAACAAGATATTAGCCAAGGTGCAAACCCATTAATTCAGCAAATGCAACAAATGCCGCAACAAATGGCACAATAATTGACTAATTAATAATTTGTGGTATAAACCACCAACCTTACCCGCCAGGTAGACGGGGCAAATTCTTAGGATAAAACCTATGTCAGAAGTACAGGAAGCACCACAAGTGCAACCACGGCAAGCACAAACGGTGCTTACCAATGAAAACATGGCTGAATTCGCCGCCAAAAAGCTAGGTTTAGCTGCACCAGAAGCCGTCAAGACGGAAGCGCAGAGTGAACCCGCAAATAGCGAGAATGAAGCGACAGCGGTAGAGGATAGAAAACAGAATCCTAAATTGGAGAAAAGGTTTTCAGAGATTACCAAGCAACGGGAGGCGGCACGGGCAGAAGCCCAAACCGAGCGCCTTGCTAGGCAAGATTTGGAAGCAAAGTTGCGGGACTATGAAGCTAAAGCAAAGCCTAGCGCCGAGCCAAAAGCCGATGAAGAACCGCAGCCGAATCAGTTTTCCGATATGTACGAATATGCGAAAGCATTGACGGATTATCGGGTTGACCAGCGGATGAATGAGGAAAAGCAAAAGGAAGTGCAAGCAAAGGTGCAAGCCGAACGCGACAAGGTAATTAATACTTGGGCAAAACGGGTTGAATCTGCGAAAAGCGAAATGCCGGACTTTGAGGATATGGTTGGGTCTGCCGATGTTGTTGTGAGCAACGAAGTGCGGGACGCAATCTTTGAATCGGAAGTTGGCCCACGCATCTTGTACCACTTAGCGGAGAATCCCGAAATCGCTGAAAAACTGCAAGGCATGACTTTGACACGCGCCTTGGCAACAATTGGGAAGTTGGAGGGTCAGTTTGAAAAGACCGAGCCTCAGACAAAGCCTACCGTTGGAAGAAGTAAAGCGCCAGCGCCGATTAATCCTATTAAGGCGTCAGCAAACGGGCCGGTTACGGAACTTGATGGAAATCGTCAATTTCATGGTAACTACCAAGCCTGGAAAGCTGCACGACTTGCCGGACGAATCCGCTGACATCACAATTTTTTTTAAGGAAATGAAATGAGCAATAATCTGCTTACCATCTCCATGATTACCAACGAAGCGTTGATGGTCTTGGAAAATGAGTTGACTTTCTCCTCTGAAGTCATGCGTAGCTATGACGATCAGTTCGCGGTTACTGGGGCCAAAATTGGAGCAACCCTAAATATTCGCCGTCCTGGTCGTTTTATTGGTACAAGTGGCCCCGCTTTGAACGTTGAAGATTTCAACGAAACAAGCAGCCCATTGACGTTGACAACCCAGTTCCACGTTGATACCCAATTTACCACGCAAGACTTGGCACTTAGCCTTGACGCTTTCTCTGATCGCGTCTTGAAGCCCGCCGTTGCCGCCGTAGCGAATAAAATCGACTTTGACGGCACGACTATGGCTAAGTTGAACACCGCCAATATCGTCGGTACTGCCGGAACCCCTCCAACATCGTTGTTGACCTACCTAACCGCCCAAGCCTACTTGGACGCTGAAGGTGCGCCCCGCGATGGTCGCCGTTCATGCATTATCGAACCGTTCACCGGCGCGACAATTGTGGATAGCTTGAAGGGCTTGTTTGTACCCAATACCACTATTGGAATGCAATATGCCAAGGGCATGATGGGCCGCGACTCCGCTGGCATGAACTGGAAGATGGATCAGAATATTTCTGCTCAAACTTTTGGTTCATACGCTGGAACCGCGACTATCAACACCAGCACGGATACCGGCATTTTGACGACTGGATGGGCATCAACATCGTCCCTCACGTTGTCTAAAACCGGCACGTTCACTCCTTTGGTTGGTGATACCTTCACTATCGCTGGTGTGTTTGCTGTCAACCCACAGAACCGTCAAGCCTACGGTAGCAACAAGCTACGCAATTTCGTCATAACCGCCATTAGCGGAAATGCCGTTACCGTTAGCCCTGCTGTTATCTCTGGTGGGCAGTTCCAAAACGTGTCCGTCACTAGCCCTGGTGCTTCTGCCGTGACCCCGTTTAACCAAGCCGGTGCTGTTTCTCCGCAAAACATTGTTATGCATAAGAACGCATTTGTACTTGGCTGTGCTGATCTTGATTTGCCTGATGGGGTTGTCTTTGCGGGCCGTGCGTCCGATAAAGACTTGGGCCTCTCCATGCGTATCGTTAGGCAATATACAATCAACAACGATTCCATCCCGACTCGCGTTGATGTGCTATACGGTTGGGCGCCTTTGTACGCTGAACTCGCTTGCTGAGTGGCTTCCTAATCAACCCCATAAAGAAAGGAAACTATCATGGCTAATCCAGGCGCAGCAACCACTGTAAGCAATCACCCGATTCAGTTGTCAAGCAATCAAGCAATCCGCTTAATCGCATCGGCACAATCGGTTAATCTTAACTCCGTAGGCGATACTACTGCACCGATCTTGGTCGCGGGTCGGGTAAGCGTTGCTTATGTGGTTTTGAGCAATGCAAGTACTAGCTTGACCACGGCGGCATTTGCGGTTTATACCGCCCCTGCTGCTGGCGGTACGGCTGTCTTGTCCGCTACCACGCCAACCGGCGCAACCACGGCGGCTAAAGTTGTGAACACCGCTGCAAGTTCTACCGATGCAATCACCGGTTTGAACCTGTACGTTCGCAATACAACCGCACAAGGCGCAGCGGCTACCGCCGATGTGTTTATCTACGGTTACGACCTGACCTTCCTGCCTTAAAACGGCATGAAACAACGGAAAAGGCCACTCCCAAAAGGGGTGGCTTTTTTCTTTTAAAAGCATATAATTTACCTATTAAGGAATAAAAATGTCAACTGTGAACGCATTTACCCCTAGGGGGCAAACTTATCTTGTCACAACATCTGATGTTCAAATTAGGACACAAGATAACGCAAACGCGCTTTCCTATCGCATCCGCAATTTATCAGTAAACACAGCGTATTTTGGTTTTAAACCCGCTGACCCAACTGGTGCAGCCGTTGCGGTTGGAACCGTAACAATTCCCACAGCGGGAAGCCCATCACAAAACGTGATTGGAATGTTTCCTGAGTCGGTTGAAGTTTTTTCATTGCCGCCAAATGTTTGGTTGAAATCTGATACTGCTAATGCTTTCGAAGTTATTGCGGGTGAAGGAATATGATTCGAGGATTTGGCATTAGAGCGTATCGCTTTATGTGTACGCTTGGTATTGCCCATGAATATGGCGTTGTCTTGCTAGAAGATGGGTTTGAACTTTTGCAAGAAGATAACGGCAAAATTGTTTTGGAGTAACCTAAATGGCTGTTTTTTTATCCCCCATTGGTGGTGCAGCATCACAATTCTTCAATAACGATGGCACGGTTTTGGCGGGTGGAAAAATCTACACTTATGCCGCTGGCACATCTACACCAAAAACAACCTATACAACTTCTGCGGGAAATATTGCCCATGCCAATCCAATCGTTTTGGATTCAACGGGTCGAGTGCCAGGCGGGGAAGTATGGCTTTTGGCAAGCACTTATAAATTTTCTGTTTTTACATCTGCAAATGTTTTAATTGGAACTTATGACAATATAAGCGGTATTGGGGCTGCTGAGTTCCAAGTTCAGAATTTCACAGGTACTGGTTCACAAACAATATTCACATTAAGCAATGCATCATTAGGCGAAAACTTTACGTTTGTTTACATCAATGGCGTGTATCAAAACAAAAACACATATACCGTATCAGGCGTAACACTCACGTTTTCACAAGCACCACCTATTACTTCACTCATTGAAGTGATGTTTAACTGATTGGATTAATCATGGCAGATAGCAAAATCTCAGCACTTCCAGCTTCCACAACCCCGCTTGCGGGTACGGAAGTATTGCCCATTGTTCAAAGCAGCGCCACTAAACAAGTGTCTGTTGCTAACTTGACTGCTGGTAGGGCAATTAGTGCAACGCAACTTACTTTGACCACAGGTAATCTTATTGTTGCAAGTGGTCAAGGCATTGACTTTTCTGCCACACCAGGCACAGGGACAAGCGAGTTGCTGGCTGACTATGAAGAAGGTACTTGGACGGGCACACTTACCGCAGCAACACCTCCCACAACTCCAATCACTGCCACAGGTACATATACCAAAGTTGGACGATTGGTGATGTACAACATTTTCTTTTTAAACGTTGACACAACGGGTGCAGCAGGTGCAGCAAGTGTTACAGGGTTGCCTTTTACTGTCGGCGCTACTGCTGAGGGAACTGTAGTATCAAACGCATTTGTAAGCGTCACATCAACCCAGACAGGTGGTGGTGGAACAACAGCAAGCATGGTAGTTTCCCAAACCGCAAACAGCGCGTCAATGTTTGCGTTACCTGGTATGTTTGTTTTTATCACTGGCGTTTATAACGTCTAAGGAAAAACAATGGCTTTGACAAAAGTTTCCTATTCAATGATCCAAGGGGTTGTTTTCAACCCTACGGATTACGGCGCTGTTTTTGATGGCGTTGCTGATGATTCTGCCGCTATTCAGGCAGCATTTACTGCGGCGAATGGCACAGGTGGCGTTGTTGTTTTTGCAGGAGATGCTTGCAAGATTGCGTCATCTTTGTC